CGGTTGTGGATACCTCAAACACGGCTTGAAATGCGGCTTTTACGGCTTCGGGGTTGTCTGCCATGCCGGGTGCAATTTCTATGTGCCACCAATCGCCACCGGGGGCGCCGCTAACTGTTTTAGTTTCGTACGCTTTCCATGCTTGCCGATCACAACGCCAAGCACGCCCAAACGGTTGTGGCCAATAATCGATAACCATTTGCACGCCTAATGTGTTGGCGTTTGCTACAACTTTGTCAATAAATTGTTTAGACGTGTTACGCCCTGTTGCTACGCCTTTAGTGTCCATTTTCCTATACGACAAATCCATAGCGCGCCCTGTCGCATGTACTGACAATGTGCCGGGCTTTGATCGAACGTCGCGTTGCCCGTAGGTGCCGTTATTCCATAGCGCGCCACCCGAATACTTGGCAGCTTGTCTTACCCATTCCTCGGTGCCGGGGCGTTTGGCGGGTGCTGGGCCATCGCTATTGCCTAGGTAATCTCGAGCGCCGACGACACCGGGTTTGGCTTTAGCAATCATTGTTTAGCCTTCGGTTGGTGTGCCGGGTTTGCTTTTAAGGCCGTTAGACGCCACAAGGCCGCTTAGGGTGCCAGTCAAAAACACAAGCAACGTGCTTAAAAGGTCAATTAGTTGGGCGTCGGTCGGGGCTTGTTCCGTAGGCTGATCTACAAACAAAATTCCGTATATAAATGCCATGACGGTAAAAGTAAAACACAATGCCATAATACGGCCTACAAAAACAATTAGGGAAGCGTGATGTTGTTCAGGTGTTTTATTCACAAGAGGCCTTTGTAAAACATTGATATTCGATATTAGTTTTTGAAACGCTGCAAGCACTACAAGCCCACCAAACTACGACAATAAGTATTGCGTAACCAATAAACGGACGCCATTTCATCACTCAAAAGTCACTACTGGCGGTGCTGTAAAATCTTTTGTAGTTGGGTTGTATGTGTACCCAATGCCAGCATAAGTTTTGTTTGGCAAGTTAATAAAAGTTTCCACCCAAACACCAGGGTAACGCTCTGGGTTTTCTTCTAAAAATTCACGGGTAACAACGTGCACATTTGTAACTATGTTGTTGTCGTCAATTTGTGCAAAATATTGCGGCAAACTCATGCTTTAAACCTTACATAAACTACGCCGCTACCGCCTGCACCACCGCTTGCGTTAAAACTTCCACCGCCACCGCCGCCTTTGTTGGCTGTGCCTGCTGTTCCTGTTCCACCTGTACCGCTACCGCCTGCACCGCCACCGTCTGACGCTGAACCGCCAGTAGTACCCGAACCGCCACCACCGCCACCGATGCGTGTTGTGTTTGCAGCTTGTCCAAGCCATGCAGAAACGTCTACGCCTGCGCCACCTGCGCCGCCTGTTGTGCCTGCGCCTGCAGCACCTACCGCTCCTGCACCGCCACCGCCACCGCCAAAGGCTTTAGTTGCTGTTGCAAGTCCACCGTTAAAGCCGATACCGCCGCCACTTGCACGACCTACTGCGTTAACGTCACAAGCGCCACCACCTGAACCGCCGTCATTTCCGCTAACGCTTGTAAGTGCTGAAATGACAAAACCAGCGTTGCCACCACCAGCAACAGAAACCATACTGCCAATGCTTGAACCGGCGCCGTTATGTCTTTCTGATTGCCAGTTGCCGGCACCACCTGCGCCAATTGTTACTGAATATGTTGCGGCGTTTAAATAAACGGTTTGCGAAATATAGCCACCTGCACCGCCGCCGCCTGCATGGGCGTTATTTGAACCGTTACCGCCGCCGCCGCCGCCTGCAATTGCTATTACGTCAAAAAGTCCGGCGCGGGAAACAACTAAGTTGTTATCGCTTGTAAAACTTAACAGCGTGTAATTTATTCCATCGCTAGTAATACTTGACGACGTGCCGCCTGTTGCTGCACCATAGGCAGCGCCACCGCTAAAAAAAATAGCAGCACTAGCACTTGTGAAATACAAGGTGCCACCTGCCCACGTGCCTAACGCTAGTGATGATGCGGTTGTTACTGTGCAAGTACCGGCCGTAATAGTGCAAGTACCGGCACCAATGTTTTGAATAAAGAGAGTGTCACCGGCAGCGAACAAACCGCTATTTACGGTAATGGTTTTGGCGGTTCCTGCATTCATTACAACGCGTGTACCCTTGTCGGCGGCCACCAGGGTGTAACTGTCTGTTTTAGTTGAAACTGTCCAGTTGTAATCGTTTGCCTGCAAACTGTCCATTTGCGCTGCGGTTAAAACCTGCCCGGCGGTAAAATCTTGAATAGCCATAGTTTTAGCCTAGATCAACCCAACACGTTTAGCGCGTCAATAATTCCAAATTCGGCGTTGTCAAGTATCAGTTCGTAAACAATCGTGGTAGGGCTGGTAAATAGCATCATGCGGTGCCCGTTTAATGTGATCTCATGCTCGACGCCCTCAACCGCTAATTCTTGGGCAAGTGTCGTTGTCGTGTTACCCGTAACAAACGTGCGTTCTACGCTTACGGTGTCGCTAATGTCCACCACGGCCACGGTGTCGCGCTGGGTCGCGGTTAGGGCACCAAATACGGTTTCTACGCTGTTGTAGCGCGCTTCGGGTGTGCCGTTCAAAAGGTAGGTTGCTGCGGCGGCGACTTCGGCGTCGTCTAACAGGCTGTTTGTAATGCTGTTGGTTTGCACAAAATAGGTTGCTTGGCTGGCGAGATCGTCGGCGGTTGCGTTGTGGCCGTCTAGGTTTTCTATGTAAACACGGTTAATTACCGCGTCTGCCTCAAATGTGATACCTAAGCCGTCGTAGGGTGTGCCTACGCCATTGTCAACAAATGAAACCACCGGGGCGCTAAGGGTTGTGCCTATGCGTGGGGTAAAGGTCAACACCCCATCGCGTGCCACAAAAAAACGGCCAAATTCTGCGGTTTGGTTTATTTGTAGCAAATACCCTAAAACGTTGGTGCCAGCAGGAACGGTAAACGCTGCGTTGTGGCCTAGGTCTACGGTGCCCGGGTCAATGTTTCGAGCTGCACCCGTCGGGTAGTCAACTTCGGGTAGGTCTAAAACAGTTTCTATGCGTTCGCCTGATGTTTCAACCGTAACGTTTAATTCGTCCATAAACGTTTGGCTAAGCAAATAGAAATTGTCGCTACAAAATACGGTCACGGTGTCTATTCCGTCTAAAGCAAAGTTGTAGTTGTAGTTGACTACACGGCCACGGTACAAGTATTCGGGGTTGTCGTTGTCGTCGTAACGGATTAACTCAACGGCGCGCAATGGGGCAAGCCCGGGTAATGCGTCGGGCGTGTTATAAAACGGCCCTGTTTCGTCAAACGGGTTAAAAATCCCGTCAACGTCGTTAATGGTAAATGTCATGGTGCCAGCACCAAACTGGTCGCCAATGTCGCGCCTACCGCGCTTAATGCTTATTTGTGTTGCGCTGTCGGTAATGTCGGCAAAGTCGCTACCCGGGCCTAATGGAAACGTGCCGTCTAATAAACCTTTTAGGTCGCTGTCAAGGGTAAAACTGTTGACGTCGTAGCCCGTGTCAACCAGTAGGGAATAGTTGCCGGCTTGCGCGATTGCGGTACCGGGCATTACCTGTAACCAACCGTCGGTATTTCTAGCGGGCCTGTTTGACGTGCATACGCTTTAAGGCTGTTGGTCACGACCTTGCCAATTTCGGCACTTGTCGCTAGCCCGCCGTTGACGTTTACTGTTACTGGCGCGCCGCCTGTTCGCGCTGCCTTGGCTTGGTTGACGCTGGCAATGCTTGAGGCCGTGGGTGCTGGGGTAGCAATCGTTTGGCCGGCTGTTATCTGCGTAAAGGCAATGTCGGTTTGTGCTTGCTCTAACAAGTTTTCTAGGCGCTTAGTCGTTAGTTTCGGGTTTGCTAAAATCTTTTCGTACTTCGCTAGGACGCTTTCTAAGCCCGCAACTAAAGCGCTGCCTTGGTCTACACCCGCTTGGTAAAAACGGCTCGCCGTATCAAGCCCTAACTTGTCTGCGACGCCTTTAACGGTGGCTACCAACTCGTTTACACCGCCCGGGCCTGTAATGGCTTCCTGACCGCCTGCGATCAGTTCGGTAGAGATTGCCGCGCCAGCCTCGGCGCCAGCGTCCAAAACCGATTGCAACGCTTGTTGGCTAAGCCCACGTTGTAACAACAAATCTATGTTCGTTGCGTACTGTTTTACGCCCTCTACTTGGTCGCGCAACCCTGCCAAAAACCCGCCGCCCGTTTCCTCGCCCGCTGCTTTAGCGTCGGCAAAACTAAACGCCGCACTAATGCCGTCGGCTACGGATTGCCCAAAATCGGTAAATGCCTCTTGGGCGTCTGTTAACTGGTCTTTTGCACCCTCAAGCGCGTCGGTTAGTTTGTCGCTAATTACGTCGTAAAGTTCGTTAATTGCTTTAGACGCGCCACCCGTTTTTACTTCGGTGTCTTTAAGGCTTTTGTTAAATTCGTGTGCAGCGTCCACGCCTCGAATATGTGCAGCTGTTGACCGCTTTAAGTTTTCGTTGTAAGCGCCCGTAACCTTTTCGGCCTCAACGGTGCTACCAACAAGTTGCGTAAGGTTAAACAAAAACGGGTAAAGGCTGTTGGTTGCTTTAAAGGCTTGGGTAGCAATTTCGCCTAAACCGTTGCCAATCATGCTAAACGCTTTAGGGTTACGGCGCACCCAATCGCTAATAGACAACAACGATTGCGTAAAGTCTTCCATTAACGGCAACAACTTTTGCCCTAATTGCGCTTGTATGTTTGCAAACTCGGCGCTTAACGTACGTTGGCTATTTGCTAGTCCGTCGCTGGTTCGTAAAAAGTCGCCTTGCGCGTCTGTTGTCTGTTTATAGATCGCGGCTTGCGCTGCCAAAATCTTTTGTTGCGCGGTAAGCGCGCCCTTGCCGTCGTAAATGCCAAGGTTCAAAGCCTCTTGTTTTAATGTTGCGTCGTTAAGCAAAACACCGAAACGGCGCAAAGGTTCGGCTTCGCCACGCAACGCGGCACCAATAGCCTGTACGGCTTCCTCGGGGCTTGTGTTGTTAAACGACGCAAGGTCAGTTGCTAGAGCCGTAAAGTCGTTGCTAAATACCGCTAAGTCTTGACCTACCAAACCAGCTGCTTTACCGAACGTACCGAAAGCCCCGGCAGCGTCCAAAACCGATTGCTTGGATTGGCCCATGCTTCGAGCGGCGCTCGCTGCGAACTTTTCTACGTCACTAGCGCCTTTGCCAAAAATAACGTTTACTTTTGACATGCTTTCTTGCAAGTTTGACGCCGCGGTAATCGCTGGCCCAATAACACTCTTAACGGTGCCAAACGCAATAGACAACCCGCCAACGGCACCCGCAACGGCTTGCGCGCTAGTACCAAACTTTTTTAGTTGTTTGTCGGCAGCTTGGATACCGGTATTAACAAACGACGTAATGATCGGTATGTTAATTGCCATTATTTAATCCTCTGCTTTAGTTGCGTGTTTGTGCGTTTTTCAACGTCGGCTATAACCGATTGTATGTCTTGTTGCACGGCGTCACGGTTTTTAGTAACCGCCTTGTCAATAACACGGGGTTGCCCGCCTTCCTCTTTTGTAAGGTTCGCGACAAACAAGCTGCTTACGTTTCGCCCGGCATGGTCATAGATCACGCCAGCGGGGTCTGTTGATTGCACTACCATAAGCCGGTAAGGCTTGGCACCAAAAACTACCTGTTCGGTATAACCACCACGGTTAAAATCTACGTATCGTTCACGGCTCGGGCGTACACCTACCTTTATTTTGTAGCCTTTTTGTACCTGATCGGTTCGCCATGAAGTCTCACGGCCACGCACTAGGTTGCCTCGAGCCATGCCGGAAAGCGGGGCGCCGTTACCTTTGCTGTTGTCGTAATGGGCCACCATGCTGCGGGCTTCGCTGAGGATTATTTCACCGCTTCGCTTAATGCGCTTAGTTATTTGGCGCCTATACGACGGGTCTATTTTGTGCAATAGCGCCAAGGTTTCTTGAATACCTTTTACCTGTAAAACTGGTTGCGCCATACGGTTACCTTTTGTTTCGATCACCCAAAACTTTAGCCACCGTTGCTAAGTCTTGCGCGTCAAAGACTTGCGAATACCAATGCGGCGCCCACCCTGTTGCAACTAACAGTTCGGCTAATTGCCGTCGGTAGGTACCGCTTGGGTAGGGTTTGGGGCCTCTTGTGCGGTTACCTCAATGTTGGTTACCTGTTGACAATATTTGTCAAATTCGGACGGCACAATAATTTTTGCTTGCTTGCTTGCTTCCCACGCCAAAAACAACAAATCCTCAACACCAATACCGTTTGCCATGTCTGCCGCTTTGCGTTTAAAACGGCGTTCCCATAGCACAATGGTAAAAAGGTTTGTGCTTACCGAATAGGTGCCTTCGTGGTTGGTTACTTCAAGGGTTAATTGCATGTGTGCCTTCTTTCGTGTCGGGCCGATTGTTCGGCGCTAATTATGCTACGGAGTACTGTCCCCCGACAAAAGTAATATCAATTGTCGAAAGCTCGCCCAAGGCCGCGTTCACGACAGGCATTTCAAGCAACGCGCAATTTTGTAACGTAAAGAGTTCACCTGCAGCGTCAACTACGACGGTGATGTCGTCGTTGCCAACAAGCGCGGCCAACGTTGCGTAAGTCTCGGTTGCTGCGTACGACTGGTAAAGGGTCAAGGTCACTTCGTGGTTGCCCAATCCTGCTTGGTACTGGCGCGACGTCTGACCAAAAGTCGTGTATTCCAACTGGTCAAAACGGTGCGTAAATACGGCTGCGGTGCATTGGTCGGTTAACGAAACGCTGTTAACGGACACGCCGGGTGTTGCTAGGTAGGTGCTGGTTGCCATGGTGTTTAACTCTCTTTCGTTGCTTTCTTATTTTTAGCACCTTTTTTTGGTGCGGGTGTGGATACTTCGTCGGGTTGCTGGTCGTTTACTTCGGCAATGAAACCGCCCCACAATAGGGCCTCTACGTTTATGCCAGGCTTGGGTTCGTACTCGGTGCCAACCTGGCCTAGTCGAGCGCTTTTAATTATGTAATACATATAACCGCCTTAAGCCGTTTGGGCTTGCATTTCAATAGTGAGATCATACGCCGCTAATTCGCTACCGCCGATTATTGCAATGGTCGGGCGCCCGCTGGTCACCGCCACGTTTTTGCCTAACACTTTGGCAGCCATGTTCATAAGGCTGCGTTGCGCGTCAAGGTTGCCCGGGCCAAGGGTAATTAGGCGTACGGGAAACGTGATTTTTACAATGTTGTAGTTAAACGCTTCAAACGATGGGGCGTCAATAAATGCACACGGTGGCACAATGTTGCGCGGGTCATTGACTACCTGCAACCCTGTAACGGTTTGTAAGGTTGCTGTAAGGTCGTCTAAGGCCTCGTTAAAAAGGTCTGTGTATGCAACAGGCATTAAAACACCGCGGGCCTGTCAATGCCCAACAATTGTTTAATCATCGGGCTAAGGCCCATTGACCCGCCAGCTGCTAAACCGTCAAACCCTGCAAAGTCCGTTACGGCACCGCGTTGACGGTACAAAAACCCGGCATAAGCAATAGCGCCTAAAAGCACCGACGCATTAGGCACCGTCGTAAGGCTGTCCTTGTACCCGGCTTCCTGTCGTCGTCTAAAACTAAATTCGTTCGAAGCCAAGCGACATTGGGTAATAAACGTTTGATCGGCAACGGTGGCCGTACCTATACCTAACCAATCCTCAACTTGGCTATCGGCGGTTATCCACGTGCAAGTAGGCGTTGTGGTAAGGGTGCCAGTAGCCGGGCTAATGATGACGTCGGCAGCGGTTTTCGCAAACAACACTTGGTGCTGGATTGGTTGCTCGGGGTCATAAATAAAAAACCCGTATTCGTCCACACCCATAAACCGAAACGGCGGCAAGGTGTGGACGGTGTACGTGCCGTTAAAGGTTGCGTCGACACCCGCAAGGGTAAACGACTGGCCAACCTCTAGCGGGTCTGCGTTGGTAAGTAGTACGACAACCGCGTAGTTGTCAACTATGTACTTTTGTGTGACCGAATAAGCGGCCATAATGGCCTACCTTTCGGGTGTTAAGCGTTTACCAGTTTTACAAACTTGGTTGCGTCTGCCATGAACGCGGCTGCGTAGCCACGGAAAGCAATCGTTCGGCCAAGTGTGCTTGGTACGTCAATTGAGATCGCACCCTTTTGCTGTTCGTAGAATTCGAAGCCAGCTGCTGGGCCTGCTGCATGTCCAATGACACCGCTAATGGTTCCGGTTGTGGTTCCGCCTGCCATGTTCTTGTCAACAACAAGTACGAGGCCCAATGGGTTGCCGTTCCATGATGTTGCAGACGAATTGCCGAACGCGTTTTGTCCAATGAGGTTTGGCGCGCCAGTGAACGGGAATACTGGTTGACCCGTTGTCGTGGTAAGCATTCCCAATTTCGCCCATGTAACAGGGCTTACGAAATAATGGCTTGGCAAGTAGTTGCTTGTGTTGCTGATTTGGTATGCAGCGCCATAGATCGCGGCGAGCCATGCTTCCGGGTCGGTGATGTCTGAAACGGTTTCGGTTTGTGTTACACCGCTAACCATTGTGTCAACCGCGTAGTTGTCGGTGGCCTGTCCGTAGGCGATCGCTAACTGATTAATGACGATGTTTAGTGAATTTGGGTCTGACCAGTCGAGGTCTTGCTCTGACAAAGTGACGTATGTTCCAAAAGTCAATTTTGAAATGTCATTGTTTGTAACGGTGACGGTTGACGGGTCAAGCGCGGTCAATTGGCCTGTTGGTTGCTGGGTCACTACTGGGCGTGTTCCAATTTTTGGACGGCGGAACGTGGCGCCACTCTGTGGCATCGCCCTTGTGCCGATTGCACTGACAAACGGCCTGACAGGGTTTAGCGAGTCGTAGACGCTGCCGGTGATGATTTCTGGCAAAATTCCTGGGGTCGATTCCGTATTGATGTCCGGTGCAACGCCCGGTGCTGCTTGCACCATTGCGCTGTTAATGTTTGCGTTAAGTTGTGCAAAATCTGCACCGCCACGCACGAACGAAGCGATGTATTCGCTTGGTGATGGCAAACGCAACTTGCGGGCCTGTGCATAAATTGGTTGCACGGCTGACGCTTCGATTACGGCTGGGGTTTCTACTGGGTTAGACATGTCGTTAACTTCCTTTTCTTGGTCTTGTACTTCATTTAACTCTACTTCGGGTTCGTTTTGGTGGATACTGGCAGCGACGCGCTCGACCTTGGCGGCCTCAAATGCGCCATAGGGCAAAAGTGACAATTCTTGCCAATTTGCTTTGCTAACAATCATGGTGCCGGCTTCGTCAAAACTAAATTCGACTGGTTCCACGCCTACCGAAAGGCTGTCTAAAACGCCGTCTTTTGCCAGCTGCAAACTTTCGTTGCCTAAAACCGTTTCGCTAATTTTGGCTTCAAACATTACAAAATTGCCTACTTCGGTGCGTTCGGTTACAACGCCGATTGGCTGGGTGCTGTCGTGGTAAAGGTACATTTTGGGTTTTTTGCCTTCAAGCGGTAGCGAACCGGGCAAAAACCTGACCGTTTGGCCGTCGCTTACTACGGCGTCAACGTTGTATTCGATTGCGACGCCCGCGAGGGTTCTACGTGGCAGCGCGTCACCTTGCGCGGCGTCTAAATTTAAATCTTGTGGGGTTAACCTAAGCATTGGATTGCCTCAATTCCTCGGGTGTTTCTTGTACTTCTACGTTTGTGTTGTATTCGTTGGCTAAGTAACTTTCAATGTCAAACATAACACCGGTGCCACGCGGTAGGACGTTATCCGCGCTTAGTGTTTCTTGTATGCAATCTATGTACGGTTTTACGCCAAACGTGTAAAGGTCTCTTGACGCTTCGCTACTTGATACGTACGAGTAGTTGCCAATACTGACCGAAACTAAATACGCAGGCACGTTAGCCAGTCGCGCTATTTCTTTTGATTGGTATTCGGCGGCGTCAATAAGCAACATTTTGTCCGGGGTTGCGGTGTTCGGTATTACCTCTACAAATTCGTTTACCGCGCACGTCGCTGAATTTAAACGCGCGTGATCGTAGGCCGCTGCCATGTCGCTAAGTTCTTGCGCCGACATAGGTTCACCGCCAATTTGTCGAAGCGTAGTAGCGGGCTGGGTGCTTAGCGCGTTGCGATTGCGGGCCTGCTCTAACTTAAGCGAGGTGTTAATTGACGTGTACCCGGTATACAACAAGCCTTGTACGGGTGACATAAATTGAATTACGTCTTTATAGTCCATTGGCAAACCGTTAAACAAAATTTGTTTTGACGGGCCAAACCTGACACTTGATTGCTGATCTTGCAAGGTAATCATTGCAGCCGGCAAGCGCGTAAAATTCATGGGGTAGCCGTCGCTCGAGCGCTCGGTCACATACCAGTAGGCCGAACCGTAAAACAAAAGATCGTCAAAAGTCCACGAAAGTATAAAGTTATTTGTTACGCCTTTGTCAATGCGTCGCAACCAACTACGCGGCGCTTCGGGTACGCGTTCCATTTCGTCGCCGTTCCACATTTCTTTAAACATCACTAACGGCAAACAACCAATAACGCTGGCCATGAGATCGCGGCTGCGGCTTAGCGTTGGAACCTGCATAAAACGCGCTCTCTGATCGCCTTCGGTGTACGCAAAAAAGTTGTTTATTTGGGAAGCGCCAGCGTTGCCACCTGCGGCAGCTTTAACGGTTTTTGCTGGTTCGGGTTTGCTAGTAAAAATGCCCATGTTTTTAGTCTGTCACAATCTGCCGAATTTTGGTGGCACTAGCCAGCGCCGACAATCCCCGACGGAAAGCGAGCCAACTAGTGCCAAAACAACTTTACTGTAAACCGCTAACAATTACGGGTTTGCCAATTAGTTGTGGACGTGACGCAAGCGCGGCCGCCCAAATCATGCAACGACACGCTTCAATAGGCCCGGGTGATCGAGTGCTAGACACCGCAACGCTGCCTTGGTGTTTGATTAAAACGGCGCGGTTTACATGGCTGTTTAACAAGTTTTCGTTGTTGTGTGTTATGCGGTTTTCCAAGATCATCGCCCTAACCGCGCTAGTCCATTTCAACAATTCTTTGTAGCCCACGATTGTGCGCCGGCGTTCGTGTTGTGGCGGGCAATGGTTTTCAAGCGCTGGCACTATGGCAAGCCGTAAGTTTGGGTTTAACTTTATTTCGGTGTCAACCTTGGCCCATAATTCGGCAACGGTTCGCGCAACAAACGCTATTTTTACATGGGTTTTATTGCCTACTTGTACGGCGCGCACCGCGGTATACGTGCTTTCGTCTACGGCTATTTCAATTGCTAGCACGCCGCCCGGTGGCGCCGGCTGATCGGTTGCTAACGCCTCGAATACGCCTGGCTCTAGCCACGCTGTTGTACTGGCCTGCCAAAGATTTACCGACGCCCTCAAAAACGCTGCACGGTTTGGTGTTTCGGCTTCGGCCTCAATGGTTTTAAGGTCAAGGGTGTGCCCTAACGCTGGGTTGGCATAAGCCCACGCTTCCGGGGTCATTGGGTCAAGCGATGGGGGCGGGCTGTACTCGGCAAAGTAAAGGCTTGTTTGTTCGTTGCTGTCAATTGCGCGCAAACCCTGATCGCGCCAGCGAAGCATTGCAATACTCTCTTGCGTACCCGCTGTTGACGTCATCAGAAACGACGGGTTTTTTTTAGCGCGCTGCGACGGTAACAAACCTTCGTCAATTGCGGCTTGGCTAATGTCAAACGCCTCGTCGGCAATGATTAAATCACAACTGTACCCGTGACCAGCTGCGGGCGTTGCCGCTCGAACGTGCCACGTTGACCCGTCGGGCATAATCAGTTTTTGCCGGCCATAAGACCACGACACCTCGGCACCGAAACGGTCTTTAAGGATTGGCGCCAAGTACGTGTAAAAAGCGGTAGCCAAGTCAAGTTTGTGCGCGGTAGTAATAACCGTAACCGGCTTGCCTCTTTCCTTTCCCTGCGTGGAAAGAAACCAACCAAGGTAAGCAGCGTTCATCGTGGTTTTTCCGCATTGGCGCGCAACCGAAACTAAGTTAACCCGGTGCAACCAATCCCCGTTTGCGTCTTTTGCCGTAATCCCATGCAAAACATGTAGTTGCCAAGGCATTAGATCAACGCCTAACACCTCTTTAGCAAAGTACCCAATTTCGGTTGCAGCCGATCGGTGCCCACTATGCGTGGTCGTTTCCAATCTTGGCTGGTTGTGGCCAGTTAGACCAAGCCCGTCGTTATTGGGGAATATACGAAATATGTCT